CCAGTCCAACGTCATCTCCGACGCCGACCGGGACCGCGCCATCGAGCTGGCCCTGCAGCGCTACGGCGCCGACGTGCCGCGCCACCTGGTCACCGACCTGACTTGGCCGAGCACCAGCGTGTTCGGGCCGGTCCCCGAGGGGTGGTCGCAGCGCTCCAGCCTTGACCTGGTCGAGTTCCCGATAGGTCGCGTGCCGCCGGCCAAGGTGTTCGCGGCGGCCATCCAGACCCTGGACGGTTGGGCGCTGGAGCTGGTGTATGCGCTGGCGGCCGGCTCGGTGGTGCGGGTGCACCACCAGGCGCCCCACCAGCTGCTGGCGGGCGATGCGCCGGCCGACACCGTCGAGCCAGCTCACCGGGAGGCCTTCGCCAGCTACGCGGCGGCCCTGCTGTGCCGCCAGCTCGCCGCCCACTACTCGGGCCAGCGCGAGACCGCCGTGGGCGCTGATTCGGTGCAGACCGAGAGCCGGGCGCGCAACTACGCGGCGCGGGCCAAGGAATACCGCGCCGCCTATTTCGCGGGCGTGGGCCGCCCCGATCCTGAGCAGCAGGGTGGGGCGCAGGGCTCGGGCCAGGCCGGCGCCTCGGCCGTGATCAGCCTGCCGGGCCGGCCGCGCAACCGCCTCACGCGGGGTGTGCTGTGAGCACGCTGCACATCAGCATCTCGGCCCTGGCCGCGCTCTCGCGTGGCTTCAAAGAGGCGCCCGAGGTCACCCGGCGCGAGCTGCTGGCCGCGATGACCGAGAGCACCTTGCTGGTCGAGCGGGAGGTGAAAGAGAACATTCCGCGCGGCGCCACGGGCCTGACGGCCGCCAGCGTGATGAGCGACGCCTTCGCCACGCCCGTGGGTGTGATCGGCCAGGTGAGCAGCTCCCAGCCCAGTGCCACCTTTGTGGAGCTGGGCACCAAGGCGCACATGCCACCCGTGGCTGCGCTGGAGCCGTGGGTGCGCGCCGTGCTGGGCGTGGACCGCAAGCGCGCCCGCAGCGTGGCCTTCCTGGTGGCCCGCAAGATCGCCCGCAAGGGCACCAAAGCCCAGCGGCCCTTCGAGCGTGCCCTGGCGTCCACCGGGAGCCAGGTGCTGGGCCGCTTCGAGCGGGCCGCTGGCAATGTCGCCACCCACCTGGCGGGCCTGGGAGGTGTGCGATGAGCATGCAAGCCCAGCGCGAGGCTCTGGTGGCCGTGATCGCCTCGGTGCCCGAGGTGGGCCTGGTGCATGACCGCGAGCGCTACGCGGCCAACGAGACCGCCTTCCGCGAGCTGTACCTGTTCACGCCCACGGGCGGCTCGCAGCAGGTGCGCGGCTGGTGGGTGCGCCGCTCGGCCACCGCCGAATACGCCATCAACACGGTGCGCACGGTCAACGTCATCACGTGGACGGTGCGTGGCTACATGAGCTTCAACGACGCCCAGGCCAGCGAGCTGACCTTCGACGGCCTGATTGAAGCCATCCGCAGCGCGGTGCGGGCCGATTCCACCTTGGGTGGCGTCTGCCCCATCGGGCCCCTCAAGGACGGCGAAGACGCGACGGATGGGGTGCAGGTCACCGATGCCGGCCCGGTCATGTTCGCGGGCGTGCTGTGCCACAGCGCCGTCCTCCAACTCAAAACCTGGAGCTACCTGTGAGCAAGAAAGCCACCCATGTCCAAGCTGCGTCGCAACCCCAGGCGCAAGCCACCGCCCCAGCCGATTCCGCTGTCACCGCAGGCGCCGCTGCCGTGGTTCGTGCCTCGGCGGCCGAGCCGGCCCAGCCGGTCAAGACGCCCCGCGACGGGTTCCACGGCCAAGGCGGCCACTACGAAATGCGCGACGGCAAACGCGTCCTGGTGCTACGCACCGACACCCAGGCCTGAACCGGGCCGACCTTTTTAAACCCCTGGAGAACCACTTTGTCTACCCCCTTGTTTATTGCCGCACTGGCCCTGCTCGTCAAAGTCGAGGCCGTTCGCAACACCGACGCCGCCCCGGCCGCCATCAACGCCATGGTGGTCCGCGATGTCAACCTGACCCCGCTGGAAGGCGATGAGCAGGAGCTGGGCTACATCAAGCCTTACTTCGGCGCCAGCGGCTCGGTGATGACCACCGTCTACCGCAAGATCAGCTTCAAGGTGCCTTTCAGCGGCGTGGACCCGGCCGGCACCATCCCGGGCTGGGCACCGCTGCTGCGTGCCGCTGGCGCTGCCATGACCAACACGGTCGGCACCAACACCGTGTTCGCCCCGGTGACCGATGGCATCGAGTCGGTGACCATCTCGGCCGTGATCGCCAAGCAGCGCTACCGCATGCTGGGCGCGCAGCTCAACATGAAGGTCACCGCCGACGCCAAGGGCCTGCCCTGGTGGGAAATCGAAGCCACGGGCAGTTTCGAGCCCGTCACCGAGCTGGGTGCCATGCCGGCGGTGGACTACGCCACCTGGCTGGACCCGCTGGGCGTGAACAAGGCCAACACCACGCTGAGCCTGCACGGTGTGGCGGTGGCCGCCTCCAGCTTCAGCTTCGACGTGGGCGCCTCCGTGGTCAAGCGCGATCTGATCGGCGTGGATGAAACCCGCATCACCGGCCGCAAGTCGGTGGGCTCGGTGACCATCGAGAACACGGCTGTGGGCGTCAAGGACTGGGTGGGCCTGGCCAAGTCTGGCGCGCTGGGTGAGCTGGAACTCAAGCACGGCCAGGGCACCACCAACACGATCACGGTTGCCAGCGCCACGGCCAAGCTGGGCAAGCCCAGCTTCTCCGACCTGGACGGCATCCAGATGATCCAGATCCCGCTGACCTTCATCCCCAGCGACGCCGGCAACGACGAATGGACCGTCGAGGTCTGAGCCTCGCTCGTCACCGCCTCCCCCGAATCCCTCCCAATCAAGGAAAGAAACCATGACTGTTGTCCTCGCATCCGTTGCCTTCTGGACCCACGCCAAGCTGGTGCTGCCCGGCGACTTCGGCAAAAAAACCGAGGTGAACTTCGATGTTCGCTTCGGGCGTCTCAAGAGCAGCGAGCGCAAGTTGCTCAACCTGCGCCTGACGCTGGGCCGCCTGGGCACCGAAGCCCTGCTGGCCGCGCTGCGCGGTGCCGATGACCTGGCGCCCGAATGGCGCCAGCGCGTCCAGGACGCGACCACACCCGAGGCCGAGGCGGCCCTGGCCAAGGATTTCCGGATCACCGACAAGGAATTCCTGGACCAGGTGCTGGTGGATTGGAAGGTGCAGGACCTGCAGGGCAACACGGTGCCGTACACGCCCGCGAACCGCGAGGCGCTGTTCGAGGACTGGGAGGGCATGGAGGCGGCGACTGTGGTGGCCTATTTCGACGCCTTCAAGGACGCGCCGGCCGCCGCAAAAAACTCCGAGGAGCTGTCCGCCACCAGCTGAAGGCGGTCAGCTCCGTCACGGTCGTGGTGGACGCGGCATTCCGAGAGGACTGCGCGCTGCTCGGCCTGGACCCGGACAAGCTGGTGCCGTCCCACCGCCAACTCCACGCCCCCGAGACCTACGAGCTATGGCACCGCTACGCAGCCGCCTGGGATGTGTTCACGCGCTGCCGAACGCAGTGGGTGTGGGTGCCGGTGGGCATGGCGGCGCCCATGCGGGTGGGGTTGGACTACAGCGCGGTGGACGTGCTGCTGGATGTGGCGGGATTGCGGGGCAAGAAGCGCCGCTCGGCCTGGTGGGCCATTCAGGTGATGGAAGACGAGGCGCTGGCGGTGTTCAACAGCCGGCGCTGAAAGCAAAAAGGCCGGGAATCCCGGCCTTTGTTCGCAGTGGCGATGGTTACCTGCGGGGCGTGAGCAGGGCGTTGACCAGCCAGAACGGGAAAAGCACCAACGGAAAGACCGCCCAGATCACGGTCCATTTGGACGGGTTCAGGGCGAGCAGGCACAGAACTGAGAGCCAGACGGTGAGCAACTTTGACCACCAGATGGCGCTGTCAATTGAACAGCCAGCCAAAAAAGACAAAGAAGGCAATGAATTGCAGGACCGTCATGTCCATGGCGCGAGCCATCGCGCGAATGGACCAGCCAAACACGACACAAGTCGACAAAACGCCCAGGAAAGCAATGAGTTCCATAAGGCAAGCATAGCACCGAGGCCAAATCAATGAGCGAGAAAGAAATCAAGATTCGGGTGGTGGCCGAGGGGCAGGAGGCCATTCGCCAGTTTGAGTCCGTGGGCCGCAGCCTCGATGGCATCGGGCTGCGCGCACAAAG